AGGCAATGCAGCTGCAGCCCCTGGAGCCGATGGTAACTACCAAGAGATAGATTCCGGTGATGGGACTGGAAGCATAATCAAATTCAATAATTCCAATGCTTCTAATCAAACAGTGATGGTAGTCAGCAATGGCCTTTTGGTCAATGCCCCTGATAACTCTAGAGATCAAGCTCTTGAGTCACTTGCTGGTCAAGTAGATGCTATGATTCCAACACTTGCAAGCGTTGCTGGTGTCCCTGAAGATGATTTTCAAGCTGCACCTAGCAATGTAGATTTAAAAGCTTTTGGGAGTAAAGTTAACTCACTTCAAAGATATAAGCAGATAAGCAACTCTGATAGTCCATATTCAGCCATATCTCCTGTAGAATTGCTTTTAGTGGATACAACAACGGCAGCAGTTACAGTAACTCTTCCAGCGTCACCAAGTATAGGTGATCGTATAATAGTTATGGATAGTCATAGTAACTTTGGAACAACAAGTTTAACAATAGATAGAAATGGCAATAACATAGATGGTTCAGCGGCAAATTTTACTATAAGTACCGATGACGCTTGGGCAGAATTCATTTATGTCGATTCAACCCGTGGTTGGGTAGTGAGGATATAATGGCAACTTACGAAGATAAGAAAGCAACACAAGCACAAGCAACAATACCAGATGCTACTGATTCTGAAACTGGCTTAATACAGTTAGATGATACATTTGCAGCCGATGCCTCAAATCCTGGTTTGTTAAAGGCAAATATACAAGATGTATCTACTTCGACAGATACCAGCACAGGACTTCAAGCCAATGTGGAGGGATATGGAAATGTATACACGCGCACAGTTAATGGATTTTCAGACCATGCTGCTATTATTACTGTAACTTTTATGTATAGATATGATAATAATAATGGTACAGCATTAACCACTAGACCTAGAATTCATATATATGATACAACGTCCACAGATACCATTAACAATGAAGTTCAAAATATTGGAGTGGTAACTGGTTTTGATGATAAAATTTTGAGAACTGTTACATGTATTGCACCACCAGTAACAGGCACAACATATACTATTGAAGCATGGGAAGAAAATACTGGTGGTGGAAGCTACAATGCCACAAATGGAATGTTAAGTATTTCATGTACAAAACTTGTATTACCTTAAGGATAGAACATGGTTGACTTAATTAGAAAAACAGCAGGTGCCAATAACGGCGGTGAACTAGATAGTGATAACCCGCAAGTTATCAAAGGTACAAAAACCTTTGATGATGACGTTACATTCAATGGCACTGTTAACATAGATGCTATCGGTGGCAATGCTGGTGGTATTAACTATTTAGAAGGTGACAATACATCTTTTGAGAATGGAACAGTAGGCGACTGGACCCTATACAAAGATGCAGAACAATCGACACCTGAAGACGGTACAGGTGGAAGCCCTAGTGTGACGTTTGCAGCCTCTAACTCATCTCCACTTAGAAATACTTACTCCGGTATCCTCTCTAAGGGGGCATCAAATTTATTAGGTGAAGGTGTTGGTATAGATTTTACAATCGATGATGCTGATAAGAATCAAATGTTAACAGTATCATTTGATTATTCAGGCTCTGAAAATTTTAGATATGCCAGGAATAATGCTTTAGAAGAAGTTGTTGATTTTTATTCTGGTGGCCTTAATGAAAAATCTATTTGGGATTATACCTCTGGAGATATTATTATTAATAGCTACTTAGATGATTGGGTAGCAGATGGTAGTACTGTAGAAGCTGTTAGTTTTTGGCTAGCTAAGGGAGCAGGTACAGTTGGTAATGCGCGGCTTATATATATTCAGGCAGATGTTCCATCTGGGGCACCAACAGTTGCCTCTAGTTGGATTAGTCTTTCTGGAGTAGGCACATTACGAGAAGAATTTGTGTTTCCTCTTACAACCCCTATTGATACCACAAATGGCGATAAATATTGGTGGGGTATTGAAATTGATATAACCACTACGAATAATACTGTAGAAATACAATCTAATAATGCATCAACCACCAATGAAACATCAATTTATCTAAGATATATTGGTGATTCATATGAACTTCAATCTAGTCAGCAATTGGATTATAAAATATATACACGAGATGATAGTGCAGTTAATGGCGATGTTATGCCCTGGATATATGATGTTGATAATACTGAGTTAATAGCTTTAGCACCTAATAAACTAGGCGGAAGTGGTAAATTTTCTGGTTCTTTCCTTGCAACTGATAGTTCAAACTACAGATTAATACTCCATACATCTAGTATAAATGATGAGTTATGGGATTTAAAAATAGATAATATTGTTGTTGGACCTCAAGATGTAATTGCAATCCCAGATCCGAGATGGCCGAGCTATGACGAGAGTGAGGTTACAATAACGGAAGATACAGCATTTACTATAGATGCGGTAAAAGCTAATTTAATACCGTATGAAACAGCAGATAGTAAATGGAGATTAAAATTCAATATATATATGGATTTATCTGGCAGTCCGGGTGGTGGGACTCCATGGAACATTAACTTAGCTAATACAACTTTTGCGAATGAAGATACATTTTTCTACCAAGCTCTCGCTGTAAACGGGACATCTCCTACAGACGCTAACAGATCATACGGTATGTGCTTACCGAATACAGGTAATATTTACTTAGATTCGGCAACAACACGGTCAAGATGGAATATATCAGGCGACGTATTACTTGAATCCAAACCAACATGGGCCACCAAGACCGCGCCGGATGTTTACCTTGCTGGGAAGGTGAATGTTGATGAGGTGGCTGCTGTCTACACAACCGACGCAGGAAACACTATAGCTAACTCCGATGCTGTTGTTGATTTCGAAGACGTCGTTAAAGACACACATAACGCAGTTACAACTGGTGCATCCTGGAAATTTACTGCGCCAGTATCAGGGTATTATACGATAAGCTCAAGTTTGCAATTGAACGAAACGGCAGGCGATTTTGACGGTAATGCCGAATACTTCAGACACTATGCCGTAATCGATGGTACAGAAAAATATGCTTTATCTAGGTTTATACCACCTGCAGCAAGTGATTATCCTACAGTTAATGGGTCAGTTACAGTTTATGTAGACAAAGATAGCTACATACAAATAGAGGCCAGACAATCGAGCGGAGTTAACAAAACTTTATCAGCTACTGGTCAGCAAAATTATGTTTCTATCGTAAAAATCCCATCCCCACAAGAAGTGGCAAACGCCGCGCTCACGTTCAGCCAAGCTACAGAGGATCGGCCGGGGCTTGTTTATCAGAGTGCATGGTCTGACTTCACTCCAAACTCAACTGGATTTACTGGAACATTCACTTCAGCAAAATATAGAAGAGATGGACCAGATTTGTTGGGGAGAATCACTTATACATGCGATGGAAATGAAACAGGCGGTAGCATGTATATAGAAACACCAGCTGGTCAAACTATAGATGTTTCTGATTATGGGGATTATACGAAGGTTGGAGATGTTACTTTCTATGATGTAACAGGAACTGTCTATGCAGGAACAGCTTACCTTGTAACATCAAATAGTAGGATTTATATATCGAGTCTTGGCTCTGGAGGAACCTATACAACTAACGCAGGTGTGGATATGGATACCACTTCTAATCCGTTCGAAGCTGTTTCTGGAGATATAATCAATATAAATTTCAGAATACAAATATCAGGATGGTAATGATACACATCATAGCGATTATAGATTGAATATAATTTTAAATAACCTTTAAATAGGAATTAAATATGCCACAAGTACTAGTACCCGATAAGATAGAAGAACTCTCAATTGCTTCAACTACAAGCATATCGTTTCCATCCTCTATTGTAACTATTGGCGGTCAGCAATATCGTAATAGCTCAACCCTAACCTGCGATCTTTCTACAACTGGAGCAAATGGTTTAGATACAGGATCACTTGCTTCTGACTCGACTTATTTCGTATATGCGGTTGTGAGTAGCGGAAGTATGGCAATTGTTGCTAGTTTAAACCCTGATACCACTGGACCTACTGGATTCTCAGTATGGAAGCTAATTGGAGCTTTTGGAACTAAACCAGGTGCTGCTGAAGTTGATTTTATATACTCGATATACGGTCAACATGGCAAACCTAAAAATGATATCCAGGGTAGGGCGATATATGATGATTTAGCTAGTGCACCCACGGTTGGTACTCAAAACTATATTATAAATGGTGGTTTTGATTTTTGGCAACGTGGAACAGATTCTGGCTCTGTAACGTCTTCGGGTTGGCAATATCAAGCAGATAGATGGAGATTTTACACAAGTGCTGGTGGTGGTGGAACAGGCTCTATCTCACGCCAAACACTAACACCAGGAGATATATCAAGCAATTCGCAATATTACCTTCGGTGGGATCAAACTGTGGCTGTTACAGCCTCTTCTCCCGCATTGCAAATCCCAATTGAAGACGTTAGAACTTTAGCTGGTAAAACAATTACACTATCATTTTGGGCAAAACAGTCTGGAAGTGAAGAATTTAAAGTATATACTAAACAGGATTTTGGTAGCGGTGGATCGTCGAATGTATTTAGCTCAATTCCAACATTTACACCATCTACATCATGGCAACAGTTTAGCTTCACATGGGATATACCGGATTTGTCCGGTAAAACAATTGGGACTGATAGTAATTTTGCCATTACATTTGGGACTGATGGTTTAGGTACCTTTACCATAGATATTGCAGATGTTATGCTCAATGAGGGGCCTATTGCTGCCCCATTTCAACGTGCAGGTGGTACAATAGGTGGTGAATTAGCGTTGTGTCAAAGATATTATCAAAGAATTGAGGATAATGCAATAATAGGGCATTGTCCTAGGGTTAATATACGAGGTGCCAGCACTTCGGTTGTAAATGTATGGTATAGTTCAATTGTACCATTCCGCTCAGTCCCCACATATTCCCAGTCAGCGACATCTTCTTTTGCCATTTACCCCACTAGTGGCACTACAGGGGTTAATGTTTCTGGAAGACCAGCAGCTAATATTGAACTTCTAAGCTGTGGAGACGTAGCGTGGAATTATGAAACATTATCAGGAATAGTTGGTGGTCAAGCATACAGTTTATTCTTATCATCAGCGGTTATGGCATTAGACGCAGAATTTTAAAATAAAAGGATATAAATAATGACATTAGCTCCTAGAATTGACAGTATAGAGAATACAACTGATGGCCTTCAGTATATTACTGATAATCAGGTTATTCTTGAGAAGATGGATGCTCCATATACTACTATTAATAACCGTGCTCAGATGGTAAACTATGCAGCTCTCTGCCCGATGATGGGTATTAATCGCATACAGACACAAGAAGTATTTAAGATTGATGAAGAATCAGGCCCTAACGGTGAGCCTGTTTATGGTGTTGTGAATGATAAATGGGGACAGATTAGATTTGTTGGTACAGTAACATCATATAATGTTGCACGTGGACAATTAATAAATATTTCTACTACAGGCGATTTTGTAGAAATAGTTTTTTGGGGCACAGGCTTAAATGCTCTTATATCTTATGTAACATCTGATAACCGTGGTTTTAATGTTACAGTAGACGGAATATCTCAACCTGCTGTTGATTTATCATCATTGTCTAATGTGTTAATAAATAGAAATTATTCTCCACACCATGTTGTAAATATTGTCAGTGGGTTAAGTGCAGGATGGCATACTGCTATATTAACAAAAACTACAGATTTTGATACGGAATTTTCTGGCTTTGAAATTCTTAATGAATCTTCCACGATCGACATCCCTGCTGGTTCGGCTGTAATTGATGGTAAGCTAGTAACCACTGCTTCTACGCAATCATTGGCTTATAATCCGCTCACTGGTTCTAATGGTGGTAGAGTAATTACATATTTACCACAAAATGGTATAGCTGCCCAAACATATACCGAAGTGGGAACAGCCTCTACTACTTTAGCTAATGTAGATCATTCCAATGAAGAGGTTATTAGAACTTATTATTGGCGCGAGTTTGGTGCCTCTAGGAGTGATGATTTTAGTTTAGTAACCTCTAGCTCTGACGTGGCATTTACTTTAGACGATGGTACAACTACATTAGTTGGGGATGATGTATATAATCTTACGGGTGCCAGTGGAGAAGGGCTTCGGTTGGTTGCAACAGGTGATACTTTCACTTTTACTTTTGTTGGAACTGGTCTCGATATATATGGCGGTGGCAATAACGGAGCTGTTAGTACAGAAACTTTCACAATTGCGATTAATGGCACCAATATAGCAACTAATGATGCAGTATTTGGAACTACTGCTATTAAAAATCTTCAAATTGCTTCCAATCTTCCATATGGTACACATACTGTAAAGGTTATACAAACAGGCTCAACCGGTGTTGATGTGATTTGGAATAAATTTATTATATATGGACCTAAAAAGCCCACATTGCCAGCTAATACTATAGAATTAGGTGATTATAATGTGATGGCTGACTTTGTTACAAATGATACCGCAGGTTTAGAAACTATTGCTACTGGAGTTTTGCGTAAGTGTCAACTAAGAGAACATATTTATACTGGAACTTGGCAATCAGCGACAATTACACCAACTTATATTTGCGGTGGATCCACATATGCCACAACAGCTAGTAATCAAACTGTATCTTATACTTTCTTTGGTACTGGTTTCGAACATCGGTTGGATGATAACGCCAATACAACATTGAATTTTACTATCAATGGTTCTTCAAATTTATCTAGTTATACAACTGGATTTTATGGAAGTACTAATGCGACATTTACAGCTTCTACAGGGGTATATGTAGGGACAGCCTCGATGGATCCAGGTGGTGGTATTTATGTTTACGATATGCCTCTTGGACTATATACAGTTGAAATAGAATATGCAGCAGGTAGTACATATATCCCCATGGCTCTTGATATTATTACTCCAATTCATACTCATAAAAATAATGGCCCACATGTTGTCCAAAATACACTATTAGTTGGAAGTCAAGGGGTTTTAGATACAAGGCCATTGCCACAAGAATATTTAGATCCTAATGGAACTTCAAAAAATAAATTTGTTGTATCGGGAGATATTACTTTAGGTGCAAAAGCTCCACTCGAAGATATGATGACTACTATTTACACCACTAGTGGCAAATTGTGGATTGAGTATACAGATAGATTATATGGTACTGCTGCAATGTATTTGTATATTGATGGTGTAGAACAAGATACGGAAATAAATTCTGTATCTGATACACTATGGATATACACTTCTAAATCATGGCTAGTTAACGTATCGCCTGGTGAGCATACAATACAAATTCATGGATATACTAGTGGTTCTGGTAAGACTGGTGGTGGAAATCGAAGTATGAGAATACACGAACTTAAATAAGGATTAAACAATGGTTAAGCAGAATATCCCATTAAGACCCCTGAAGGATCAGGTTGATGCTGGTACTGGTGGAAGCGGCGGACTTGGAATCAATTATATTGATAATTATGATTTTGAAGATGCCAGTGTTACTGGTTGGGAAACATATGTAGATACTGCACAAATCGATCCAGAAGATGGAACAAGTGTAGCTTCTGCTAATGTTACTATCACGTCTAACTTAACGACACCGCTTCGTGGAACATATGATGCCCTTCTATCTAAAGATGCTGCTGATCGACAAGGTGAAGGTTGGAGTTATGATTTCACTATCGATTCTGCTGATAAAGCAACTATGCTTGCAGTAAGTTTTGACTATTCAGTCTCAGCTGATTTCCTATATGGTACAAATGGTGACCCTTCTGATCCCAGTGACGTTACTGTTTGGGTTTATAATGTTAATGAATCTGAGCTTATTCAACTTGCTCCATATACATTAGATGGAAGTGGTAAGTTCTATGGTGTATTTCAAACAAAAGCAACATCTACAAATTATAGACTGATTCTCCATATCTCAGGTGATAATACCGATGACTGGACAATGAACATCGATAATGTATTTGTTGGTCCCCAAACTAAAAGTTTTGGTCCTGCGATGAGTGATTGGACCTATGGTGGAACTGTCACTATACGTGGCTCAACATCAAATCCCACTAAGGGTACTGTTGTAGAGGATAAATTTTACTATAGAAGAGTAGGAGATAGTTTAGAAGTTAATTTTGCCTATGAACAAAGCTCTGCTGGCTCTGCTGGTTCTGGTAATTATGAATTTGTCCTACCCAATGGGTGGCAAATAGATTCTAATAAAATAGCAAATGATCCTAGTGGCCAAGTTACTGTAGGTGCTGCCTATGGATATTCTAGTAGTACCTCTAAGGCTTTTACTGGAACAGCAAGTGTGCAACCAGATGTGGATACAGATTATGTTATTTTAAAATTGGGAAATGATACTGCTGCTGTTGAGAATGTATCATCTACTCGTCTTGATTTAAACACTACAATTATAAGATTAGGTGCTGAATTTAAAGTCCCAATCGCTGGCTGGAGCTCAAACACACTTGTTTCTTCAGATGCGGATACACGAGTTGTTGCAGCACAAAGTGCAGATATTCTTGGAATCACCTTAACATCTGGATCAACCGTTGGGCGAATTGGATTTAATACTACGGTATTTGATACTCATGGTGGGATGGTAAATGCCGGTTCCGGATCAACTTCCGCTGATGGATCTATATATACTGTTCCTGTAGCTGGTAAATATAGCGTTAATGCACAAATAGGAATACAGGCCGCGAGTGCTTGGTCAGCAGGGGATTTAGCATACACATATATTTATGTTAATAACTCTCCAGTAGCGCAACAAACCTTTAATGCTCCAAGTACAGGTACGTATACACCAGTTATAGTTTTATCAAGAGTCTTGGATTTAAATGTAGGTGACACAGTACAAATTGTAGCATACCAAACCTCAGGTAGTAATAAGGCCGTTGTGGGTAACGCTGATACGAGCTGGTTTGAAGTAGAACGTATATCTGGTCCAGCTCAAATTGCGGCGAGTGAAGTGGTTGCCTTTAAGGCCAATGCAGCTGGATCACAATCAGGACCAGATACTACTGCTGGTGGATTTATTGAGTTTGCAGGTGCTGTTGAGATTGATACACATGGAGCCTGGGATGGTACAGATACCTACACTATACCTGTAAATGGAATATATGAAATAACTGCTTGGGTTTATGGTGGATCAATAAATATGGGAACAAATAGCGCCAGTCGATTACACCTAAATATCGATGGGGTTACTGATGACTATTTATGGTTTACTGAAGAATCTGCAGCAAATACTGCAAAAAAATCACAAATGCAAGGTTCAGTAATTAAAAACCTAAAAGCCGGACAAACTGTACGTCTTAATGGCTATATTGATGACAACACAGGGGGATGGACTGTTAATAATGCCAGTTATATGTGTATCAAACGCATTGGTGGCGTAATGTAATCAATCAAACATTCCTTCAAGCAGCAAGTGACCCATATCTATCACTTGCTGTTTTTCTTTTCCAGGATTTTTATCTACCCAATTATCACTCCAAGTAATGGTCAAACCCAATACTTGCAAATCTTCCCATTTCTCCATATTGTTACTCCAATCAACATCAATATGGACATTAGGATCAAAAGCCTTGAGTCGATTTTCCATCAAGGTAGTAGTCTTCTCTAGTCCAGCAATAAAATCCCAAAAATCATCCGAGCTCTTACGTACTTCTTCAACAGCATCTACATAACGCATCATTACCTGCTCGGGTGACATAGATCGCTGAGAATTAGTACGTAATTCTTTATATTTTTGGGCTTTTTTATTGATTAAATCATAAATTTGTTTTTTGGATTTTTTAGACATTGTTCACCTTTGAAAAGAACCATTTCAAATATTCTTTAGGATCGTTTTCCTCCATGAACACATCATTCCAATCCACCCCAGTTTTGCCAGTAAATGCATAGTGAGTGCAAGCTTTGGCATTTTTAAATTTCTTCAGCATATCAAGACCAGCCTCATCGGAGTCAGGGGCAACAATTACCTTATAGCCTTTATTAACAAGCTCATTCATTTGTTCTAATTGATGTTTAGTGGCGCCAGAACCACTACAGGCAATGGCTCGCCATGGTGTGGTGATTGCACTTCCATATGTTGCATTCAAAGCCTGCTGTATTGCTTGGGCATCAAAAGCACCTTCGACCGCAATCACACCTTTAATATTAGACATCAATACATCTTGATTCCAATTATAGAACAAAAGCCCAAGACGTGTACCTGACATTGTGTCAATCTTGCGATCATTGCCATTGGCATCCACAAATGGCTCTAAAAAACGAGTTTGAGCCCCTACAAACACACTACCAAAGAAATAAGGGAATACTATCCCTTTACGTTCCATATCATAATACATACCTTCAGCAGGCTCTAATCCTCGCTGCTTGCGAATATAATCAACCCCTTCTTGTGCCCTAGGATCAGAAAGTGGTATAAAATGCTTTGGCCACTCTTGCTGAGTAACTTCATTGGGAGTTGCTTCTTTGAAATCAATTTTATTCTTTAGAAAGTCAGAAACAGATACACCTGCGGCTGCACAGTAAGCATAAAGACTATAGCCCCGTTGACATTTGCCCTTGCAGTATACCCAAAGGCTTCCATTATCAGGATCTTTATGCCAGTACAGCGTGTCCCTGGGCCGTTGACATATAGCACATCTTTTGGTATTAATCATTTTGTGCCTCCATTTTAGCACGAGCTCTATCTAGCATATCGCTTTGATCTTTACCAAGTGTATCTTCTACCATTTTGTCAATATTAAAATCTTCATCTTTTATTTCAGATTGCTTCTCAACCATCCTTGCTTTTTGTTTAACCACTTCTTCTTCAAACTGCTGTGTATATGGAACATATTTACCACCACGATAGCCAATTGGCATTTCCTCACCCTGGTTTCCTAGCCAACGATCTTTATGTACTATCAAGATACTTCGTGAATATTGTTTATCGGTTTTCAATTCGAATATATCAGTTGCTTTGTTGAGTATTAGTCGTCTGCCCTCAAGCCTCTCTTTATAGTCACTTTCACCACGACGTATTTGAGCCATTAGGATAATTGGACAGCCAACTGAATTTTTGAAGTAATCCAAATCATTTGCGAACATCTCATTGGCTTCATGCGGGCGAAGACCAGGTTGAGCAATACTATAATTGACATTTTGATAATAATCAATCAATATAGCATCAAACTTACCAGATGCTCGTGTAAGTAGGGCTTTCATACCCTCAGGAGATGTCGTAATCCTAGAGTCGCCTTTAAAATCAAGCCCACATATTGTAACACTATTTTTAGAGAGTGCAACCATATTGTTAATTACATTCTCACGCTCTTGGTCTGTAAGTCCGCCCTTAATCTTATACTTATGAATAGAGATATCTAAATCTAAACAAGATACCCTAACACCTACATCATCATTCTCTTCTTCATTAACAATAATAAGAACACGTTTGCCTTGTTTTATTAGCTCTTTTGCAATATTAGCTGTAAGAGTACTTTTACCTGTACCTGTACTAGCACAAAACAAAGCTAAACTACCAGCGGCTAATTGAACAAAATCCTTCAATTCATCATAAAGAAAAGGAATGCAATCTTCACGTTGCTCTGCTTTCTTACGTGCTTTTTCTGCAACCTCATCCCAATCAGTATCTAAATCAGCTGTCTCAAGTGTTTTTTGTATTTGTTGATTATCAAATATACGCTTGAGTTTATTCTTAGCCTCATGCTTGCGAACAGCATCTTGTAGAGTACGTAACTCTTCTTTTTTCTGTTCTTTACGGGCTAATTCTTCAAATTTTGTATTATCATCACTCAAGAATCACCTCGCTCAGTAAAGAAAAAAGGATTTTCTCGGGTAACTTTCTTGGATGAATTATAAAAATCTTCTTCATTTAATTCATCATCTGTAGCTATGCCTTTTTGTGTTTTCCTAGTTTTTTTAGTGGGTAAAGGCGGGGGCAGAATATCTTTCTCTTCAATAGGATATAGCTCATAATAGGCAGCTAATGCTTTATTACGAATATCATCTTTCCACCCATCAAGCCACTCTTTATAAGAAGTTTTTACATATGGCTTTTTGACTTTCCATACATACTTAGCTGTGCTGTGTGATGGAAGAGAATATCCCACAGCATCATCAACAATTTCACGAGCTATATCATATGGAATTGATGCCGCATACAGTGAATAAAAGAGTTGGTCAAAATTTTCACGCATATTCTCGCGCTTTTTATCCATTTTGACAAAATCAACTTTCCATTTTTCAAAAATACGATTTGCTTTAGTCTTTTTGCTCACATTCAACCTCCTGCGTATCACCGCTTTTAAGGTTTGTGATTAAGATTTTAGCAGAATTGTATTCCCGATCAATGTGAAGAAGCTCTAATTTGTACTCATTGTTGATTACGAAGGGTCGTGAGGCATTTAACCACCAGTATAACTGGTTTTTAAGCTTATTAGCAAATTGCTTCATCCAAAAATCTCCACAAATATAAATACTTACCAATATATTTTTATTATACACATGAATTTATAAAATATGTATGCAAAGCTATACTTTGTATAATAATCTTATGAAAGCTATTGTAACAAATAAAACAATCACTATTTTGGATGCTACTCCAAAATATGAACAATATATTACAGATATTTTATCTTTTGTTGATAAATCTAAGCAGTACCAGTTACGGCGCATGGAGAAAAACCCATGGCAAAAGAATTCACCACATTATCACAAGATAAAAGCAGAGTCCACAGGTTGCCTAGTAGTTAAGCAAGATAATAAAATTATTATACCCTCAGGATTTGCATATACATTAAATAATGATATGGATATTGAAGATCTCAGATCTTCAACCGGTGATAAAATTGCCCTCCCTTGGAAAAAGAAGCCATTTGATTTACGTCCTTATCAACAAGAAGCTGTAGAGCTAATGGATAGTGAATATCGTGGATTAATTAATATGGCAACAGGCCTTGGTAAAACACTCACAGCCATCCATGCTATTAGAAAAATAAAGCGAAAAACGCTTATCGTATGTCCTGGTAAATCTATTGCAGATCAATTCTATTTACAGCTATGTGAAGCATTTGGAAGTCATCGTATAGGTTATATGGGCGGTGGAAAAAAGCAGCTCAAGGATATCACAGTTGGTATAGTGGGAACCATCAATAATAACATCGATACGGTCTCCAAACATGGTCTAGGATTGGTTATATTTGATGAGACGCATCATATTAGTGCTGATACATTCTTCTCGATAGCGGAGAATCTGGGAGACATAGGGAAGATGTTTGGATTGACTGCTACAGACTTTCGTTCTGATGGTAAAGATGTCATGATTACTGCCGGTGTTGGCCCTGTTGTAATCAAAAAAGATGTGGTTTGGGGAGTTCAAAATGGCTGGCTTGCGGAACCACATTTCTTTATCCGTAATATTTACTCTGGACAACGTGAATTTCCTGGTGACAAGCTCAAGAATTACAAATCTCATATTTTGAATTGTGAAGTCACCAAAAAGCAAATTGAGAATGATTGTCGTAATTTTATAAATATGGGCAAATCAGTATTGTGTTTGGTATCAGAAGTTGCTCATGGCGAAGAATTATCTCAGGCACTTGGGGTCCCCTTTGCAACTGGCAAAGATAAGAAATCCGCCTCATATATTGACGAGCTAAATAGTGGTAAAACGCTTGGGCTTATTGGTACAGATAGCTTTATAGGCGAAGGCACAGACACGAAACAGGTGGATGTCTTGATATTGGCTAATTTTGTTGCGAGCAAAGGGCCAGTGATTCAATGCCTCGGGCGGGGATTACGCAAGACGAATACAAAAAGTAAAGTGATTATATTAGATTATAAAATTGCTAATTCTAAGATGTTGGCTCGTCATTGCGATAATCGTGTTAAAATATATAAAACGATTAATTCTAATATTACTATGATATAGGTGATATATGTTAACAGAACATTTCAAGGCTAGTGAACTTCAGTGTAGTTGCTGTGGTCAGCTTGTAATTGACAGACAGCTTGTTTACGGACTTGAAGTCCTAAGGCGGCTTTTAGGAAAACCAATCATTATTACTTCTGCATATCGATGTATGGCACATAATGCAGCAGTTGGTGGAGTTCCTAATAGTCAACATGTATTAGGTAAAGCTGCTGATATTCAAGTACCTGGATTAACCCCAGATGAAGTACACAAAGTTGCAAAATGGTTGTTTACAGGGTTGGGATTATATGATAATTTTTTACATGTTGATGTACGCGAAGGCAAAAGAGCTTTTTGGTCAAATATATCATATAATAGAAAATTCACCGATGATGATTTATATGATAGTCATAAATTATACAATCAAGGCTTAAGTTTTCGTGAAATTGGTACTATCTTAGGATACGATGCCTCTAATATTAGATATCACTTTGATAAAAATAAGTTGCCACGTAGAAGCCAGAAAGATGGTATTGCCTTATCCGAAAGTAAAAGAGATAAAACTGGTAGTAATAACCCAAATTGGAAAGGTGGCAAATCAAAGTTACAATTAAAACAGCAAATGGCTCAATATGCAGGCGGTAAATGTAAAGATTGTGGCCTCATTTATACAGTAGAAAATTCACCAGTATTTGAATTTCATCATTTAAACCCATTGATAAAAAGTTTCAATATTTGCAACGAATTACAACTACATGATATCGATGTAATTAAAAGTGAAATAGATAAATGTAATTTATTATGTGCTAATTGTCACAGATTACGTCATTACAATTCAAACAATATATCATCCGAAGATGTTCTACCAGAAGGACCATCAGATCAGGATATAGAGAACAAACTCAAAGAGGCTGAAGATGAGTAAACATACTGTTCAATTACCCGATGGGTTTGAAATCGATTTAGATAATGTCACAGTTACAGATACCATAACCACAGATAACACCGCTGTACCACCACTTTGGGATACTACCACTACCGATGGTATATATGAACCATTTTCACCTTATAATCACACCTATAGCTATCAAGAAGAAATTAAAGCCCTCAAAGAAGAAATAAAAGAGCTTAAGAAAATCATTGAAGAGCATATCTTGCTTGGACATGGTGAGTAATGTAGAGTCGATCTATATACTTTCCTAAAAACTATCTTATCAATTCAAATCTAATCTAGTTTTGCGCAGCAAAACTATGTGCGGGCTCTTGCCCGCACGCTGCTAGTAAAGTATATAGTATAGAATAGATTAGGGGTGATGGGGAAGTCTTCCCTATTATACAGCGAAAAGATGAAAATGACTTGCGCTAAGCGTTTTTGCTTTGGTGTACATTATACTTTATGTAATAATTACATCTTGTATAATTTGTAATAACCATCGGAGGAATTATGCAAAAGATGACAACCCAAGAGCAGTTGCAGCAACTGCATGAAGAAAGTTTTGCAATAAAAATAGAAGTTTTATATGACGGGAGATTACCCTTTAAGGCCCATAGGACTGATGCTGGCTTTGATGTATTTGCTACTGATGATGTGATTATTCATCCAGGAGAAATTATCAAACACTCTTTGAATATAAAAATGCAATTGCCACGTGGTACATATGCAAGTATTGAATCTAAATCTGGACTTGGTGCTCGTGGCTTGTTGGTTTATGCGGGTGTAATTGATCAAGGATATCGTGGTGTTCCTCATGTTGTCGCAACCAACCTAAATCATAAAGACCCAAATCCTATTGTTATTAAAAAACATGAGAAAATAGCACAATTCATTGTATATCCTTTTAATTCAGAATATTACATTAAAGAGGTTTATAAGGTAGACGAAAATACAGCAAGATCTGGGGGCGGTTTTGGTTCAACAGGTAAGTGACACATATAGTGACTCTAATGGTGAAGCTTTTCAGAAATTGCAACGAGCTTTTCCTATATGGAATATTATTAACTTTACAATAACACAACAAATGCAATCTGCAGCAATATATGATACCTTTACTATTGGTCAGGTACCAACATATCAACCATCAGGGGGTGCTACGTTTACACTAGAAATATATAGACAAGTTAAACCAGGTGTTAACTCTAGTTTAAATCTTCATGGGTTAGCAGATTGTTGGTTAGATTGTGCCATAACTGTAGATGGTGTTAATAATGAGGTATTACGTTATGTATTTACAGGTTATGGTGAGATTTGGGATTTTATTGAAAAACATCAAGATGAAATATATAAAGAAGTAACTTTACCATATTTAGATAAGCAATTAGATGACATTTTAACTAATAAGTGAGAATAATGAGTAATATTTCTAATTTATTTAGTACGAATATTCGCATTATGAATATGGATCCATTAGATCAAGATGCTATTTGGCCTATGAATATTGAAATATGTATTTGTAGGGTACCAATTCGTAAGCGAGACGGCTACGATCCTGAAAAGATGAAGACATTCGCTGAGAGGCTAAAACACCATATGGCCCATAATGGTATAGTATTTTTGATATGTTATGCCCCAATTGAAGAAAGAAGTAGGCCATTTGAAGTAGCAAAAACTATGACAGACAAGGGGTTTCACCATATTGATAATATTGTTATTGAGAAAACATGGCTCCCAGGTAAGCGATCTGAAGTTAATTTAGTGAGCTCTCATGAGTATGTTTTGCATTTCTGCAATGGTAAGGTTTGGAAACTAGATAGGCTGCCAATCAGAGAATACCTCAGTACTCCTGATGATATATCTTGTCCTGGTAATACATGGAAAGTTACTACTGGTAGTTTAGATGAGAGCTACCCATTAGATTTAGCAGAGTTATTGATTCGTATGACTGATTGTCTTCCAGGTAGTGTTGTATTTGATGCATACTGTGGAACCACATCCTCACTAAGGGCAGCATTGAAAGTAGGTCATTCGTTCTATGGCTTTGAGCGGGATAATAGAAAATTTAAGAAAATGAAGGATTTAATTGATAAATACCAAAATGAAGGTGTGATATAATGCATAAAATAGAAATTGTACGTAAAAAGGGTGCTAGTAAATGTCTATCAAGTAAATTTTGTGAAATATGGCTTGATGGTAAAAAATTACAAGGTGTTCAAGAATTTGACTTAAATATTGCCAGTAATGAACTAGCAACTATTACCCTTAAAATAATCGGTGAATTTGACATTGTAGACGAGGAATAATATGTTATATAAAAAATCTAAAGCAAAAGATATGGTTCACAATAAGAGGGAACTAAATAAAATTGTCTATGAAACTCTTCACAAGATGGCAGTAGTTGCCGGTGCAACCTTAGGTCCTGGTGGAAGACCGGTTTTGATTGATCGTGGTGATCTAAGTCCATTGGTTACCAAAGATGGTGTTACTGTCATTAAATCCTTGGGTATTGCTAATGCCTCTAATAACATTGTCTTGGATGCTGCAAAAGAAATCTCCATTGGTACTGCCAAAGAGGCAGGCGATGGTACTACAACAGCTATTATTATTGCCGATAAGCTAGTTGAAGCAGGGCAAATATTCCTTAAAGCAAACAAGAAATATAATCCACAACGATTAATTAATGAATTAAATCAAGCTTATGACACCATTGTTGTTCCTTATTTGCAACAAAACGCAATTGAAACTACAACACCAGAAGAACTACGTAATGTAGCCCTCATCTCCTCTAATGGCGATGAAAGAATTGCAGATGCTGTTGTTGAAGCTGTTATGGGTGCTGGCGATGACGGTAAAGTATTGATCCATGAAGGCGATGGTGATATTATTGAAGTTCAGCATGTCGAGGGGTTTGTTGTTACTTCCGGTCTTAAGGACTTAGGTCAAATTGGGCCTGCATTTATTAACGATAAAGCTGGTCAGCAAGTAAAAATGGATAATGGTCATGTGGTACTCTATGATGGCTCGCTCAATGATCTTGCAATTCCTGCTCGTATTCAAGAGGCTGTTGTAGATGAAGCTGGTATGTCAGATGGTAAGCCTATTGTTGTATTTGCACATGCATTTGCTGATAATGTATTGGATAAGTTTGCGAAAACTACTAAAGGTGGTATTACAGTATTACCCGTTAAGACACCAAGATCAGGATTACCCAATGGTGCATCAATGTTTCTACAGGATATGGCAGCATACACTGGAGCATTCGTATACGACCCAGGAACACAGGATGATATTAATGATGGTGGTATCGGTAGTTTTAATTCAGCAGTTGTAAATATGTATGAAAGTTTCATCATCAATACTCCTGATGAAGAAGCAATTGATGCAAGGGTTGAAGAACTGAAGGCTTTTTTATCGCAAGCATTTGGAGAATTAGATAAGCAACATCTTAGGGCAGCAATTGCAAAGCTCCGAGGCGGTGTCAGTAGCATTATAGTGGGTGGCACCTCTGAGCTCTCGATACGTGAGAAGAAAGATCGTGTGGAAGATGCAGTTGAAGCTGTGAGATCAGCGATTGCAGAAGGTATTGTTCCTGGCGGAGCTACCACTATGTTGAAAATTGCAGCAGAAATGAGAGCATCCAAATCACGTAAAGAATCTTGGAGTATCATGGAAGAAGCATTACAGGCACCTTTTATGATACTAATGGATAACTGTGGTGAAGATCCTGAAGCAGTTGTTCAGAAACTAATGCCAATCATTACACAATCTAAAGGATTACCTGAAGCTGTATTTGATGCTAATAATTATGTAATTGTTGATCCTTTTGAAGTAGGGATTATTGAACCAGCTAAAGTATGTAGAGTAGCATTAGCAAATGCATTATCAGTAGCTGGATTGTTAACTACTTTGGGTGGTATTGTTGTTCGTCCTTCTGATGCTACACTAGATAATCAACTTGAGCTTGCAGAAGCTTCGTTTAAAAATATGATGAGTACAGTAGGGGAATAAAATGAAATTTTTAGAAAAACGGTATGTCCAGATATTAATTGCAATTGCAGTTGGTATCACATTAGGGGCAGTATTCTATCCTACTAAACATATTGAAAAACGTATCACAACTGAATATGAAAAGAAAATTGATAAGTTAGAAAAGATTCATATTAAATCCACTCAGAAGCTGGTTGAAGAATTTATTAAACAAGATAAAGAGATTAAGTCGTATAAAGAAATTACTCAAAATAAAATTAGTTCATATCAATCTGAGATACGCCAACTCAAGTCAAAGATGACAGAGAAAACTTACAAATTAATCAAACCTGACGGCACAATCGAAGAGCGTACATTTAAACAGTCTGAAACTGAAGAATATACCTCTTTTGTAAAGTCTGTAAAAGAAGAATTTACTCGTAAAATCAATAATATAGAGCAGAAATGGACTTCAATACACAAAAAACGCGTTAATGAACTCAAAACACAATATAAGCAAGAGTATGAACTTAAACTAGAAGAGTATAAGAAACAGTATGAAGAAACTATAATCGATGTAAATCCTAAGAAATACACACTAGAAGCAGGGTACACTACAGAAAGAAAAGTATACCTACATACATCCTATACATTATGGGGACCAGTATTTGTTGGTGGCCACACAGAGGGTCACACTGATGGAACTGGACTATCTGGTGGGTTAGGATTGGGGATTTCTTTTTAGTTGTATAATATTATTTTAGATTAGGTACTAATTAATATGCCAAAATTTAGATTTAAATGCAAGCAGTGTGATTCTGTAATTGTAAAATATGTCAAACCTGGCACAAAAGAGATAGAGTGTGCCTGTGGTGGCAGTGCAATTTGGCAAATGCCAAGGCTTAATGGGGCTGCAGATGTCACTGAAACAGTAGATAAAGATTTTGGTACTAAATGGCGTGCTGACCATAAAGATGACCTGAAAAAGCGCAAAGATGAATATTTTTGGCAGCATGAGGTACCTAGATTGGTAAATAGTGGTACTTATGAGTTGCAAACTATGCTGGAAAATGGCTGGATTAAGGTAAATGATAAAGGGGAAATTGAGATTCAAAACAAGCCACCCCATAAGAGGTAATTATGAAAATAGGATCTTTAGAGATCAGCAATATACTCAGTATTAAAAAGGCCCGTATAGATTTTGATGAAACGGGCCTTGTTCTTATTGAGGGGTTTAATTATGATGATGGTACAGCCAATGGGGCTGGTAAGACTGCTATTATGAATGCTTTGGCATTTGGACTATATGGAAAGCTTCCACGTAATATCACAATCACAAATCTCCTACGATATGGTACTAAAAAGGGTGGTGTAATTGTAGATAAAATTGCTACTAATGATGGGATATGGAAGGTTCAGCGTAATCGCCCTGGCGGTGTCTTATATTTTAAAGATGATGTGCAACAAGATATCAGTCAAGAGGAGTTTGAATCTAAATTAGGATTAACATACTCACAGTTCTTGATATCAATGTATTCAGCTCAAACTAAAGGTGAAAAATTTATTGATATGAATGATCGAGGTAAAAAAGAGTTTTTACTACAGCTCATGAACCTTGAGGATTTTTCTAAAGCTAAAACAGTTGCAGATCAAGATATTAAAGATATTAACACCAAAATACATCAATTACAATTACAAGAAGCAGCACTATCCTCAAGGATACAGGCCTTAAGTGAAATAGTAGTAGATGTCAATGAATTAAATACAAAAGTAGCAGAATATCAATCAAATATCCAAGAATTTAATCAAAAGATCAAACAACAGCAAGCAATTACTAGGCCAGATATATCTCAATTTGATGCTTTAGAACAAAAAATCACAAAACATCGCGATATTATTAACGCTGCCAGTATTGAACGCAGTAAATTAGTTCAACAGTTTAAACAATATGGACAAGAATATAATAAATGGAAATCAGATGAAATGCCAGGGCACGATGTTATATGTCCTGAGTGTGCGAAATCTATTAGAGAGGTTAATGGTGAGTTAATTAGTCATGTGGATTTAGACAAAATACAACAAGAGAAAGCTAAGAAAGCCAATGAATTAAGAGATAAATGCAAAGATATTAAAAAATTAATAGATGCACAAGATGTAATGATTGCCAAAAAGCCTGAAATTGATAAATTAGAAGCTACATTAAGGCAAAAGAAAATACAAAAATATGCAGATTACGATAAAGCCCAAGAGTTAATTACCAATTATCGAGCTTATATTGCTCAGCAAAATACTTATATTAATACAATAAATAGGCAAATTATTGAGCAATCAGAGCGTGTTAAGGAATTAACAGATAGTAAACAAAAATTACAAAATATTACAACAAAAATACAAAATTTTTCTAAAGAGTTGGAATTGCTCCAAACTATATCCCATATATATTCCCCCACGGGAGCTCCAGCTTACATTATGGATTCGATAGTAGAGGATTTTAACAATGCTACAGCATACGTTTTGGCTAATATATGGCCAAATGTAAGCTACAGTATACAAACCTTCAAGGAAAATAAATCCGGTGAGATTAAGGCTAAATTCTCAGATAAATTAATACTTAATGGCAAACAAGTGAATATTGGTAGCTTATCAGGTGGTCAGCATCGATGCCTATCTTTAGCTATAGATTTTGCTATATTGGATGTTCTGTCGAATAAATTTTCAATCGATATCAATCCTGTTATTTTTGACGAACCCCTATCTGGGCTAGATAATGCCAATAAGGAAAGAATATTAGAAGTACTTGAAAAGATTGCATTAAATAGACAAATCATCATTATTGAACATAGTAGTGAATTCAAATCTGCCTTTTCAAAAACTATCAATGTAGAACTACGAAATGGTATATCCACTGTATCCGTATGATATAATTAATAGGTACACTATAATTGTGGAGATATATCTTAATGGCTGACAAACCGACTATTTCAACACCTAATCTTGATTTGGACAAAAACCCAGGGCAAACTATGAGTCCTAAGGTTCCTAAAATGCCAGCAATTCCAAAGGTTCCACCAAAAACTAATCAAGTTGGTGTATCTCCAGATTCTAAAAAAGACCCCACTAAGCAAGCTGAACAAATTAAAGATGCATCCCTAAAACAAGATGCTATGGAAGCTATTAGACTAAATAAAAGTGGTCAATGGTCTCTAGATAAAGTTGATCCCAGTAATATGTATTTTCATATACATCAAGATGGTTATCGTATTACTGATAAGCCTATGCATTATAAAGAAATTGTGCAACGCCATGGTCCAGTCAAGGAATTGGAAAGTAAAGGATTTCGTTTACATCCAGCTGATAAGCCTGAAGAAAAAGTAGAAAAACGTGCCCCTAAAGGTGTAGATCCTAAAAAACATGAACGATGTGTAATGGGTGTTAAGCAGCAAGGGCATGATGTTGGATCAGCGCATGCTATTTGTTCTGCCTCTATGAATAAAAATAATAGCCAGTGGTCACTTAAGAAAACTGATGATATTGTTCGTGAGGAATTAGAGAAGATTGATTGGAAGGGTGTTGGCAAAAAAGCAGCAGGTTTAGCAACAGCAGGTGCTTTGACTGCAGGTGCAATGGGCATGGGCGCCACAGAGGCCAAGGGGGATGTTGGTCATTTAAAGCATTATCTAAAATCCATGCATGGCATGAATATTGGTGGACATGATGTTCATGTTTCTCATGAAGATACAACTAATCCTAAACTAAAAGGTAGTACCAGTGGTGCAGGTAATTTTTCCATTAAAGTTGGGGATTACAAAATCAATGGTAGTTACAGTGGTGTAGGTGATAGTAGCCATCATAAATTACAACTTAGTGGTCCTGTCCATGTTAAGGGTGGTCATGCACCATTTGAAGGGGATTTGGATACCAAGGGGGATGATGCTGCAGAAAGTTTGCATAATTACCTATCTGGTAATTCTGACGATAAACATCTCAGTCTACAGAATAAATTAATGCAAGAACGCACAAAAGAAGATGGTAATAAAGGATTAAATATAGGTAGTTTTAACCTTGAAAAGCCTATTCAAAAAAGTAATAATGATCAGTGGTCATTAGAAAAGAAAAAGCCACCATTTGACCCACGAGCCGAAAGGGGTACATATGGTGGTGAAATGCGAGACCGCTGGGCCCACCATCACGATGCAGAAGCTAAAAGCAAGATACCTCGTATGGAGGGTGCTGCTCGTACAAGAGCATTGAGTAAACTAGCGGGATCAACAGAATATAGACGTAATCCCCACACCAACGAAGTTGAGTTCTTAATGCATCGAGGAATAAACGAGGATGAATTAAAGAATAATCACAGTGTTGATAAGGGAATTACTCGATATCATAATGAATCAAAAAATGGATGGACACCCAAGTTAAATGTTGCTCATGATTTTGGTGTATATGGTGATTGGGATAATAAAAAAGGACATGTAGTATCTGCGTGGGTCCCAGAAAGCCAATTACACACATCTTTTAGACAGTATGGATCCGATAGCCCTAGTGAACATGATATGCTGCGTGATGAGGATGAATGGTTAGTTTCACATGAGCAACCATTGCAACACCATAAGGTAGTTGAGGCCGATAAGCTTCAGACTGGGCCAAAGCCTTCTAAAATACAAAGAATGGCTGAGCAACAAGGGCAAAAAGTAAAGACTATGAAGGACTTTTCACCTGAAGAACTTCAGGCAATGACTGATCGCGCTAATAAAAAATAATTGTTGTTAATCTCCTATGTATAATATCGTAGGAGGTTATATGGCTAAGCGAAAGCAAAAACTCACCAAATCTGGTAAACCAAGAAAAAAACCTAAATGGAACCCTAATGCTGCATTTCGCGGTGCTTTGCGTCGTGTATTTGCTCGTTCCCCAAAAGTGGTTGAGGTCAAGCAGGCTGCACGTAAGGAAGAAATTAAACACAACAAAGATGGATCAGTATCCAAAAAGAAACGTGTATTGTATCAATGCGCAATATGTGGCAAATGGTTTCCAGGTACACATGTGGCAGTAGATCACGTTAACCCAGTAATTAATCCTGAAACAGGATGGGTAGATTGGAATGATTTTATATCTCGATTGGATTGTGATAAAGACAATTTACAAGTCGTTTGTAGTTACACGAAAAAATATGAAGATGAAACTGGTAAATATGGCACTTATTCCTGCCATTATAAGAAATCTCAAGATGAACGCAAGGCACTTAAGCTTTTGAAGGATAAATCATGATTTGTAAACAATGCGGAGATGAAGTACATTATTGTGGTAATTGTGATTATGTAATGCATAAGGATTTGGGATACTGTAGTAAACATTGCCTTGAGAGTTCTAAGCCATATTTAGAGGCAACAAAAAACTTTAGTAGTTTTTTACGTACACTAACACCAGATCAGAAAGTGAGATTTGCTAACTTCCTAGAGGCTTATCCTGACTATGAAATAATTTTAGATAACATGTGGGAATTATTTATTAACCATTCCGACTCTAATTAATGTATTCAATATGATTTTGTATAATGTTGTTAATCAACTAATATATTTATTTTAAGGAGTTTTTATGTCTGTTAATTTGGGAAAAGCCAAATCAGTTTTAAGTGAAACCTTTATTAAGGATAGCGAAGATATTACTGAAGATAAGGCCATGGAATTGATTGTTAAGGCTGAAATGGAAATCAAAGAGCTAGAAGAAGAGCGGGATAATGATGATCAGCTTAATGCTGCGAAGGTGATTGTAAAAGATCTCAACGCAGGCTACTCATCAGCTATCAAGCACAATAAAGCCAAAATCAGACATCTCCTTGGAAAAATTGAAGAAATTCAAGAGGGTAAGGTTAACCCAAACGCTTCAGTATAATTGTACTGAAGCATTAACTAAGGAGAGATACGGTGAGTTTAAAGACTGATTATTTAGAAGGCCTTAATGGATATACGGCACAAATGGCTGCAGTTTTTGCAGCGGGTGTTGATTTTGTAACCACTAATTCCGCCACTATAACTACTGAGCTACAAACTGCTGCTAGTAAGGGTAAAAAATCTTTTACAATTACACTCCTTACCACCTTTGAGACTGCAAATCTTCGTCTCGAAGGTACACATATGGATACATTTTTTGCAGGGATTGTTAAAGCATTCGCTGATGAGGACATTTATTCATACGAAGTATCTCCCTCTTTGGATACCACAGATTCTAATGATCTATACGTTATCTTAACGTTTACCTTCTAATATACACCTCATCATCCCCACCCACACTATGACCGCATACGCGGTCATATCTTTATGTATAATATAATTATCATATTATTAACCCCCTCATAGGTGTTGAGGTCTAATAAGGACAAATTATGAATCAATTATGGATTGATGTTGAAACTACTGGTTTTTATGCAGATAAACATGATATAGTACAGCTTGCTTGCATCCCACTAATCAACGGTGTTCCTCAAACTCCCTTTAACGAATTTTGCCAACCAATTAACTGGAAAGATATCCAGCAAGGTGCTATTGATACCCACGGTATCACTATTGAGCAAATGAAAACATTCCAAACCCCTGCTGAATTGTGCGATAAGTTAATTAAATATTTAGATAGCTTTAATACACAGTTTACCATTGCTGGGTTTAATGTTAGTTTTGATCGAAAATTTCTAAGTCAATTTTATACAAAACAAGGTAGGTCTAATGATTTTTTTCGTCACTTTGTATTAAATGTGCATGATACCTATTCAAGGGCTCGTAAAATTGGTAAAAAAGAAATTGGCACAGAGAATTTAAAATTAGAGACTCTTGCTAAGCACTTTGAGGTATCAATTGATGCTCACGATGCTTTATCAGATATTGAAGCCACTATTGAAGTAGATAAGAGAATTGCTAAGATGCTAGGAGAAGCATCAGCAAATTACTTGGCACCCACTAAACAGTACGATATTGAATTACTAGAACCAGCTCAGCTACATGTGCATTCCTCCTACAGTGGGGATGCCATTGGTGCTATATCTGAATGGGAAGCTTGGTGCAAAGAGCATAAGGTACCAGGTTTTTCTACTTGTGATCATGGTCTAGCGGTGTCATTTGGGGAAATCACTAAGGTTAAGGGTGATGTGACTGGAGTTCCTGGTGTAGGGCTTTATTTACGAATAGATGAAACTAATGATTATATACCCCTCAATGCTTGGGCCATATCCACCCAAGGATATTATAATTTAATGAAATTAGCTTCAGTTGGATATGAAAACCGTATTATCGAGGATGGTGTAACACTTCCAATATTACATAAATCACAGATGGTAAATCTTGATGGTATTATATTTGGGCTGAGTGACGCTTATGGTGCCATTGGTCAGGCATTAGTGAAGCAAGATGAAAAACTTATACACAAAATTATAAAATACGTACTAGATATTATCGATTCTAAACAATTATTAGTAGAATTAGTGGCAATTGATATTCTCTATAGCTTTACAGATAAAATCGGATTTCAACCTATTGCAACAAATAAGCTTATGCCTGATGGGAATTTAGGTAAAGCATATAATGTGTATATGAACAAAATTGCACAACAATATGAATTACAATGCATACCCGTAAGCAATGCACATTTTATTGAAGAGCAAGATAAGATTGTTCAAGATTGTGTCTCTAAGAACACCTTTACAAGTAATCGTCATTATCATGAATCTTATCATATAAAAACTGCTAAAGATATGTACTCAATATTAAAGTCACATTTAGGTGATGAATTGACTCCGCAGCGTTTTACCACAATGGCAGAAACCACCCGTGATATTGTTAACAAAGCAAAAACTATTGAAATAGATCATACATATCATTTACCTAAAATTAATATCCCTCAGCATATTGCACAAAAAACTGATAATTATGACCAACAATGCTTTATGTATATGATGGAAAAAATAAAAGAACACGGTCGATGGATTGATGAGCCGGAATACAAGGAGAGATTTAAGCTAGAAATTGATGTTATTATGAATAACAAAACCCTAAGCTTTATTCCATATTTTCTACTATATGAGGATATTTGTGCCCATGCGAGATCAGTTGGTGTATTCATGGGTGAAGGTCGTGGTAGTGCTGGTGGTTCATTATTGTCATATTATTTAAAAATAATCCATATTGATCCTGTTAAAGCAGATTTACCATTTGAGAGATTCCTATCTCATCCTAGAATTGATGGTGGTAGCTTTCCAGATATTGATGGTGATTTTTCAGATCGTGTGCCTATTATTGAATTTTTACGCGATAAATATGGAGCAGGTTTTGCTCAGGTCGCTACACTTCAAACTATGAAAGTAAAGAATGCTATATGTGATGCTATGTGGGCTCTGTATGCTCGTAATCGTAATGATCCAGAAATACGAGCAGTATGTGATGTGATTGCTGATAGCCCTCAGGGGACTGCTGAAAAAGACTTTTTATATGGCTTTACAGATAGAGAGGGGGTTATACATAAGGGGCATATCGAAGAAAATGAAATGCTCCGTAATTTCTTTGAACATTATCCCGAAATTGAGCGTATGGTGAAGAAGCTTATTGGCTCAATTCGAGGCTTTAGTCGACATGCATCAGCATATGTAGTTTCCACCTTAGATTTATCCTCCCAACGTATTCCCACAATGATTATGGACCACCCAGAGGTTGGTGAAATAACAGTGACCCAATTCCCAGCAAAAGCAGTTGAAGATATGGGTCTAATAAAGGCTGATATTTTAAAGGTAGTTAACCTAGAGTCAGTGCGGCAATGTATTAAATTGATTAAAGATCGTACTGGAAAAGACTATATGCAGGAGGATGAATTTGGTATGGCAGAAATATATCGCCTACCAGATGATATGGCAGTATATAAAGATTTTCATAATAAGAAAACAGATAGTGTATTTCAATTTCATACTGAAATTAACAAAGCTCATATGAAAGACTTTAAACCACAAAGTCGATTACACTTAGCTGACATGACAGCTCTACTTCGTCCTGGAGCAATGGATGCTTTGGTAGTCAATGAAGAGCTATCTGAAGAAGATGGAGTATCAGCAGCTCAATACTATATGGATGTGCGTTCTGGTAGACGTAAGGTCAGTTATGTTCATCCTGATTTAGCTCCAATGACATCTAATGGAGTTTTCTGTTATCAAGAAGAAATTATGAGCTTTTTAGTTTGGTCTGGTTTTACAATGGCACAAGCGGATCAATATAGGGCTGCAATTGCTAAAAAGAAATTAGATAAGATGCAATCAGCATTTGAGAAAATCAGGCAAACATGTAGTGCTAAAGGTTGGACTGCAAAGCAAATTCAAACTGTTTGTAGTCAGATACAGGCATTTGCTCGATATTCATTTAACAGATCTCATTCGCGTTGTTATGCGGATTTAGGCTATATAACTATGTATCTCAAGCATCATTATCCACTCGAGTGGTGGTGTGCAGTACTGAACACTACTGAAAAAGAGGACAAGCTTCGTGGGTTTGTGGCATTATTGGGTGATATGGTCCAGCCACCATCGTTAAAGTATCCATCAAGTAAATTTGAAATTCGTGGTGAACACATTGTGGCACCTGTTACTATCATCAAAAAGATTGGTCCCAAGACAGCTAATGAGCTGGTTACCAAAGGGCCATTTGAATCAATTGAGGATTTTTGTTTACGAATTGATCATACCAAGGTTAATATTGGTCATTTTTCAGCATTACTACAAGGTAGAGCTGCAGATGATTTAATGGATACTGGGATTTGGGTTTTAGATTATGGTGCAGCTCGAGAAGATTTAATTGAACGATACGAGAAAACAAGAAAAAGTAAAACCAAAATTAAAGAAGAAATCCGAGATTATGATCCAATCAGGGTATTCCTAGCTGAGCGAGAATACAACCAATGCTTTAATAAGAGTTTATTCCTAGATGGAGATATTACAAAGATTATATTAGACTGTGATAAAGACTTTGAGCCTACAGGAAATCCAGGTGTTCCAATGTTTCGTCATGGTGTGCCGGTATTAGGTAATTTACGGGTTGCTGCTGGTATGGTTGAAAATAAAGTTGAACGTAAGGTTGGGATGGTATTGCTGTATAATTCCTCCCTTGTAAAAAAAGGTATATCTAAACGAACTGGTAAGCCATATGAGTTTTTAACCATTGAGTTATCTGATGGGTTTACAAATGTTGAATGTACTGATTGGTATAATAAACAGGCATTGGGATGGCCAAAAGATAGCCTTGTGTATGTCACAGGATATCTCAAAGAAGGGTGGCGAAGCCCAGTGTGCATTCAAGTAAAATCAATAAAGCAACTCACTAAGGAGAATACATGAAATTTGTATGCGTTAAAGAAGCACCTGAAGAACTACGTAAGGGTGAATATGTAATTAGTATGCCGGACTTTATGGAAGAAATTCAAGAAAATACACATCGAAAAGGTAATACACAAGTTACTCGCAATAAGCACCTACGTCACCTAATTGGTACAGTAGGTATGAATTATGGGCCTGAAGATTTTAGTCCATATACAGATGTCAGAACTCACCCCTATGAAGGATTGGCATTTAAATCCAATGAAGATCTTTCTAAGATTTTGGTAACAATTTTTGAGAAAGAGTATCCAGCAATGTTTGATTACTATATTGCTAAGAAGATCAAAGAGCGCCCAATGGCTACTAAAGTTATCTATTTTGTGGGTGATTTCTTGCAATCTAAGGCTTTTACTGAAGCTGGTTTTGAACATATTGAGCTCAAAGATGTTGATGTAGTATTGGGGCTTAAGAAGAAGCGAACAATAGGAAGACCTGCTGTAAAAGACAAAACAACTGAATCTATGGTATAATAATATTGACAATAATGTCATTAAGCAATTTGAAGCCTATACAGGCAAGGAGAAAATTATGGCCAAGATTACCATTAATACCGAAGCACTTAAACCCCAAAAAAATTGGATTCGTCACAAAGTAAACGCTGGAGATAACGTTTATCGTATTCTTCCTCCTTATGGCGATATTGAGGTGCATAAAAATGTACCCTTTAAGAAGTGGAGTGTGGTATGGGGGCTTGTGGACCCTGCATCGGGTCGTATGAGACCTATTAATTCACCCATGAACTCTGATGAGCGCAAGTGTCCGGTCTCAGAATATCTTGATTTGCTTACTCAGCAAATTGAAATGTTGAAAGATCAATATAGAGCTCAGGGTGTGCAAGAAGATCAGATTAAAGAACAACTATCTTTTGCGAATCGCTTGTTGTGGGAAATTAAACCCAAACATGTATATGCTTATAATGCATCTGATAAATCAGGGGCTGTAGGCATTTTGGAAATCAAAACTACCGCTCATAAGGCTATGAAAAAGAAAATGATGGAATACATCAATATTTATAGCCAAGATCCTACATCTCTGAATTCTGATCAAGATGATAGTGGTGTTTGGTTTAATATCACTCGTGAAGGTGAGCGAAAAGAAACTAAATACGATGTAGTATTCAATGTTACACGTGAGAAAGATGAGCAAGGACGTCTTATTTCGATCGATGATCGTTCTCCTTTGGCTACCAATATAGTTAATAATTATAACGATTTGGGATACAACCTCCATACACTATATAAGACCCCAACTTATGATGAGTTGAAATCCACTTTGATTCTCAATATCAATGAGTGGGCAAAAGAGCATCCTGAAGTATTGGTTGCGGGTTTTCAAATGACTGATATGCCTTCAGCACCAGCACCAATTGAGACGCCTGTTGAGACGCCTGCGCCAGCACCACAGGGCACTAAGCCTGTTAATATTTCACTTGGTGAAGATGATGATGTCCCTGCAGCAACCCAACCTACTCCAATGCCAGCAGCTCAACCAGCAGCTCAACCAGCAGCTCAACCAGCAGCTCAACCAGCAGCTCAACCAGCAGCTCAACCAGC